GCCCTAGCAGCATCCATGAGCACCTTCTCAGGGGCATTAAGTAGGCTGACTCTCAAATCCCTAGCAGCTTCTATGGCTACCTGGAGTGTTACAATCCTGAAACGTACCAGTAAGGTATTAGTGTCTGGTATGGGTACGTTCTCTGCTATACTAAGTACGTTATTCCAGCCTGCTGTGGCTGTTATCCCCAATCTATTCAGGATGATAGGGGGTAAATCGAAGAGATTAAGGTCTGATTCTAATATGAAGTCCGAGTCTAAATAGGAGTGTAATAATTACATCATGTCTGACCTAAGCCAAGTAAGAAACATCATTGGTGATCCGTTCCTGTATGACAGGGCTGCTGCTGTAGGGGATGGGACCACTAAGGAATATGCTGTACCCAACACACCAGTCAAGCCTGCCACCGAGACTGTAACTGTGAATGGGGTAGCTAAGGTTGAACCTGGAGACTACACTCTGGATGATGGCCTGGGGCTGATTACCTTTGTGATAGCACCTCCTCTGGATCAAGATGTGGTTATCACACACCAGCACAGTCTGTTATCTGACTCACAGTTACAGGAGTTCCTGGATGTTGAGGTTAATGATGTCAAGATGGCATCTGCCCTCGCCTTGGATTCTATAGCATCCACTCAGGCTCTCATTTTGAAGAAGATCAAGGTCCTGGACTTACAGACAGATGGACCGGCTCTAGCTAAAGCATTGAGGGAGCAGGCTGAGAGCTTGCGTACACAGGCCCAGGATAGTCCTGAGTTTGATCTTGCTGAGCAGATAACCAATGTACCAGGATTTGTGGAGAAGGTAATCAAGGATCAGATGAGGGAAGGATGAAACAAATACTGCTGGACCCAAGACTCAGGACTACTATAGATGGTGCCTTCACCTCCAGATGCACTATAGCTACTCCTGGATTCACTACTACGGTAGCTAAGCAGAAGATACCGGGTACTCCTGTGCCAGTGTCAGGTCTATCCAGTATAGCCTGCCGTATAGGTCCTCTCATTGAACTGCGGCCTACTGACACTGAGAGGAGAGGTGCTGAGGTTGTCAAGCTGGTCCAGGTACGGCAGTGCAAGCTGAATGGCTACTTCCCTACTATAATAGCTAACCAGCATCTAGCTCAGGTGGATGGCACTGACTTCCCCATCATCGGTGTGGAGCATGATGGTAACAGGTTCAGTACCAGATTAAGGCTACAGGTTATAACACCCTAATGGCAGACATCCTAACCACAGTCGGCGGGAGGTCCAGGGTACCCGGTACCCTTGTAGGTGTGCAGCTTAACACCTTCAAAATGAGGAAGTTAGAGGCTGCTCTCTCCGGTGCTGAGTTGGCTCCTATCCTGCTGGATGCTGCTCAACCTGCTTTCGAGCAAGCTGTATCTGAGTGGCCTGTACAGACTGGTGCCAGCCGTGACTCTATCTCCCTGGACGTGATTGAGATAGCCTCCAGTAGAGCCCGGATAGCTCTACAAGCTGGAGGTCAAAAGCTAATCAATGATGCCAGGAACAAGTCACGAAAGGATTATGCTCCCTTCATTGAATTCAATGGCACTGCCACAGCACCTCCCGGCATCCTGGTTGGTTCTCTCTTTGGCAATCTGGATGAGATCAAGGCACGTATCCGCACAGGTGTAGCTAACCATATAAGGGGGGTCTAGTGGTCAGTCATGTAGCTGCTGTAGTTAATCTGCTCTTTGACCAGTTCCCTAGCCCTACTATAGCAGGTATCAGCCCTGTACCCTTACCCCCTGAAGCCGGTGATCCTTATGTCACGGTACAGGAGATACTATCCAAGGAAACTGAATCTCTCTCTGGCCCTACTAACCTGTCTATGTCCATCATCCAGATTGATGTATGGGACCATGACTATGAGGCTGCCGATACACTGAGAACCTCCATCAAGGACTTCCTATTAGCCTTTACCGGGGATGTAACCATAGCTTCCGTTGTTCAAGCTCACATCCAGGGTGTGAACCATAATACGGACAGGGAACTATTCAATGGGGATATAGAGAGACATCAGGTCATCACCCGGTTGCAGGTATGGTGGGAAACAGTGTAATTATTACAGTTATGTTAATATTTATATCAGAATGGGGTTGGTTGATTGGTCTAGTCTGGCTGGCTTTCTTGATTCTCAGGCCCTCCTCTATATGGAAGAATCTGGGATAGCGTGTAATGACTACCTATGAGATATGGAAGGGGGAGACTGTAGTTATTCTGGGTGGTGGGCCATCCCTTACAGGAAAAGATGTAGACTACTGTAAGGGCAAGGCTAGGATCATGGCAATCAACAATGCCTATTTGATAGCTCCTTGGGCTGATGTACTCTATGCTTGTGACTCCTTATGGTGGTCTCATCATCAGCCTTACCTTACTACATTCTCTGGCCAGAAGTGGACATGCAGCAAGGAAGCCGGTGATCGGTACAAGTTGAACTGTGTAGCTTATAAGTTTGAGACTAGTGTGTCGTTCCGGCCAGGGATAATACACCTAGGCAGTAACTCCGGGTTTCAGGCTTTGAATCTAGCTGTATTGTTTGGAGTCAGAAGGATCATTCTGCTTGGGTATGATATGAGCAACCAGGATGGAAACACACATTGGCATGGTAATCATCCTGTGGGCCTGAGAAAGAGTTCTGATTACCAGGACTTCATTGCAGCTTTCAATAGTGCATTCTGGGACCTAACCAGGGCTGGTATAGAGGTCATTAACTGTAGCCGTTTTTCAAAACTTCTATGCTTCCGTAGAGAGGTAATCACCAATGTTATCTGAAGAGGTTACTCAATTAGCAAATAGGGAGCAAGAGTTCAAGAAGTATGTGAGGGCATACACTACACCTAAATATGCTATGGGTCCACAGAGGGAGATGGATGCCAGAAGAGACCTATCCAAGATACCCTGCCGTGGAGCATATCTTGATGTGGGCTGTGGTAGGGGGGAGATGCTAGAATATGCTAAGAGTATAGGATTCTCCACTTGGGTAGGAACTGAGATTGTTCCTGATTTACTGAAGGAGTCTAGGGTATTCTATGCTCAGGTACATGATCTGCCTTTCAAGGCTGAATCCTTTGATGTCTCCAGTATGTTTGATGTCATAGAGCATCTAATCCCTGGAGATGACCAGTCAGCCTGTAAGGAGCTTGCCAGAGTCACCAAGTATCACATACTACTCACAGCCAACAACAAGGATTCCAAACTGGCAGATGGCACACAACTCCATATCAACAAGCGTCCCTATGAGGAGTGGGACTCCTTATTCAGGGAATGGTTTGCTGGAGCTAAGAAGGTGGTTTGGATCAGTAACCATAACTATGTTTCAGAAGGCTGGAGGATAGACCTGTGAAGGTTACTATCTATACCAATGATTCTGCTCACCAGAAGGCCCATGCCTATGCTATGGCTTTAGGTTTAGTGAGGCATGGCATTAAGCCTGATATGTCTTATCAGAAGGTGCTACCTAATACCTGTGATGTAGCTGTAGTATGGGGATATAAACCACTGCCTTTTATTAAGAGGTTAGAAGCTCAAGGCTCACGATTATTATTGATGGAGAGAGGTTTCTTCTATGATCGTATGGAATGGACTGTGCTGAGTTGGGATGGGTTAAACAACCGGGGCAAGCTGCCTGAGTGCCAGGACCAAGGCCAGAGATTGGAAACTAACTGGCCCGGCATCATTAAGCCTTGGCATAATAATGGATACTACACCTTGCTATGTGGACAGCTTCCTGGGGATGCTGCTCTACGGGGCATGAACCTAGACGGCTGGGCACAGAGGATAACAGATATATTGATTAAGCAGCACGGCAAGAAGGTGAGGTATAGACCGCATCCTTGGGCTGGTAGTATACAAAAGGGCATCTGTCCAGTAGGCGCGGAGCTATCTGTAGATACCTCTTTGGTTCAGGACCTTGCCGCCGCTGAGTGTTGTGTTACATTCAACTCCAACTCAGGTGTTGATGCTGTGCTGTCAGGTGTGCCTACAGTGACCCTGGATGAAGGTGCTACTGCATGGCCCGTAGCCAGCCACTTACTTAATGAACCTCTGGTACGTCCAGATAGGTACTGCTGGGCCAATAAGTTAGCTTGGTGTCAATGGAAACTGAATGAAATAACTGATGGAACCGCCTGGAGTATACTCAAAGATGTAATGTAATTATTACACTCTATTATGTTCTAAAGTAGGCAATCAGCTATCTTCATTATTTGTATAGACTTGGAGTGATTGGTTGCTATACTCAAGATGGATTAAGTTATGGCTGACAAACCACAACCCCGTGTAATTATTACAGATTCAGAGGACCAAAGCAGGGGTTACAGGATCACATTATGGCATCAATATAGGAATTATGAATGCATGTACTGTCAGTATGCAACCTTATGGCTCAAGAAGATGGAAGTGCATCTAGCAGATGGAGAACATCCTTGGGCTTATCCTGGACAGTATGATGAGCCGAAGGATGAAGGCATTATTGATACATCCGATCCACCGTATTCTTAGGAGGAAACGAACATGCCAAGTATTGCTAAGATTGCAAATGGTACTCTGCTCAAGATTGGTGATGGTGCCAGTCCTGAAGTGTTTACCACGATACCTGAAGTAACGAAGCTGTCAGGACCTTCAGTCAAGTTCGACTTGCTGGATGTGACCAGCCATGACTCTACCGGCTTCTTCAGGGAGTTCATCCCCGGATTGGCTGATGGAGATAACGTCCAGGGTGAGATCAACTGGGTACCTGCCAATGTAGTTCACAAGGGCCTGAGAGTAGATAGTTATGCCCGGACTCTCAGGAACTTCAAGGTTATCTTTCCTCCGGGCGCAGCCGATGACACTGTTGATGTAGCTGCCTACATCACTCAAATTGAACCCAAGTCTGACATCGGGACGGTGCAGATAGCCGCACTGACCTTAAAGGTGACTGGCCAGCCTGTATGGACATAGACAACAAGAAAGCTGAGGCTGCTCTCAAGCAGCAAAGGAAAGAGAT